GCAGTGTTATAGTGATCATCTGGCAAATTAGCAACCCAAACGTGACTGCTATCTAAATCCATCAAACTGTTCACGCTGCCCATTTTGGTATTGCGTGTGTAAAACTGTGTGACGTAATCATTGGCGCCAGCAACACGATCAATGATTCTTGCCCAACGTCCTCCACCTACTATACCGAGGGTACGCACACATCTACTCCGTATTTTTTAGTCCAACGAATTGCATCCTCTCTAGTGTTTACTAGAGGTTCGCCTTTGATATTGAGACTGGTGTTAAGCAACATAGGACAACCTGTATCCTCATACCAACGTTCTAACAAACGTCTAATGCCATGTTCACTGCCAGCTGGCACAGTTTGTACTCTGCTGCTATTGTCATAGTGTATGATAGCAGGAAACTGTTCTGGGTGTTTGCACTTTGCCACATACTGCATAAAGTCTCCTACTCTGCCCTCAAAGTATTCTTCTGCATGTTCTGCCAGTATCACAGGAGCAAACGGTCTGAATGCTTCTCTGTGTTTGATTGTGTTTACAAGGTCCTTAACATCAGCTCCACGGGGATCAGCAAGAATACTACGGTTGCCAAGAGCCCTAGGGCCAAACTCAGCCCTACCAGATGCCACGGCTGTAATTTTTCTAGTGTGTAATTGTTCAAGTACTTTTTCAACGGGGTACTCTCCTTCTATGTTATGTCCAAGGAAAGCGTGATCCATGTACATAAATTCTTTACGGTGTGCTAATACACAACCTATTGCACTGCCAGCATCGCCTGGATTAGCTGGTACATGTACATTTTTAAAAAACAAACCTGCTAGTCGGTTTGCTACACAATTTAGTGCGCAACCTCCCACTAGTATAATGTTTTCATACTTGCCATCTGTCATATGATATGCACTGCGGCACAGTTCTACGAATATCTCTTCATAAATGCGCTGTACTGCCGCAGCGATGTCTGCATAGTCTTGAGGAGTGTTTAGATCAAGTCTCCAATCTAAGCAACCTCTGTGACAGTTCTTTTTAAATGTAGTAAATGGGTGATAACTTGTAGGTGTTTGTTCAATAAAGTCACGTTTTATAAGATCATAATATTTGTCAGGGTCGCCTATTGCAGCCATTCCCATGAGAATATATTCATGTTCTTGTGGCTTGAGTCCTATACGCTGTGTCATAGCACTGTACCATATACCCAAACTGTGAGGATAGTTTTGACTCCACAGTTTCTTGAGCTTGCCCGAATCTCCGCTCCATATGCTCACAGTTTCCCATTCGCCTATGCTGTCAATTACCAATATCAATGCACTGTGCCAAGGACCTGTATAGTATCCATATGCTGCATGACTCAAATGATGACTAGTTGTAGTGCATTTAGGAGCGTTATTGATGAATTTGCGTATATATGTAGTAGGTGATTCTTTGCCGAGTAGTGCGTATTGCCCAGCACTAAACTGACGTGTCTTTTTAAGCAAAGGTTTTTCGTAAAAATATATTTTGTCGGGTTTTCCGTACAAATTCACAGCTTCTTCTATCAACAGTGGATCTAAGTTTTTGTCATTCTTGATTCTACTGTAGCGTTCGCTGTGTGCAGCAAACTCTAATCCCGTTTCACTAAACACAGCTAAACTAGCATCATGACTCATACCAGTCCAGCCCCAAGTTATTTTATTCAAGTTCGCCATCTTGTCTCATTTTTGCTCTAATTTTTGTAGCACTGATATCATGTATCTCTTTACCTAAATCATGTTGCGTAAATGTGTACCCAACACCACGACCATAACTGATATCTACAATGTTTGGGACTAGCATGATTTCATATTCTTCGCCCAAGGTATAACCGTGTTCTTTTAATCCTTGTTCAATATTTCTTGCAACAGTTCTGTAATCAAAAGGGTTATCATCTTGTGTCACTGTGCGTCCTGCGCCAGCATCAGTACCTACAATACCACCTACGTCTCTTATCATTATACATACTTGTCCGGTTTCCGCTAATGCACGTTTGAATAGTTCTGTGTGTCCATCGTGCCATGGTTGCCAACGTCCTAGCATTTGTGCTGTAGGTTTTTTCCAATCAAACATTATTTCTTTCCATCCAACGTTGTACAATTTTTAATAGCACTTCATGTGTATCACTAAACCAGCCTTCTACATGATAATCACAATGTGGTGGTTCTACAAACATAGCATTTGTATCTTCAAATCTACCTTCTTTGATTGTGTCCATCCAAACAGTAAAGTCTGGATTGAACTCCATACGTGCTTGTTCTGTAGGACACACAAAATCTGCTACTGCTACCTTACCTGCACGTACAACACCATCAGCTAGATAGCGCATACGTGCTGCTTGACGCATACGTCCTTCGGGTGTAAAATCCCAATCGTTGTAATGACTGCGTATTTCGTCTGCATTAATATGTACACCTCTTATTAAGTCAGCAAAAGGTTTTGCTAGTGTAGTTTTTCCGCTACCCGGTAATCCGAATATCAAAATTTTCATTGTTTACATCCTCGATCAATGTATAGCTGATTGACTCTTTTTGTAAAAGGTTTAGTAATCTTATTTCACTGCCCTTCATTACTGCGTCAATTTCACCATTGTTTATAAGTCTTTCTAAATAATCTTTTTGTGGTCTTGTAAAATTAGTATTGAATCTTTTTTGTATTTTATCTCCAACAGGTGTATCAAAAATTCCTTTGCTCCACACTAATTGATTGTTACTAGCACCATAAAATTTAAAATTATCTCTGGGACTATCCCATTCAGCAAAATAATTTTTCCATACTCTGTTATAAAAACACAAGTTAGGTTCATTGGCATTTTGAATTATCACATGGTCATATTGTTTAATTGTACTATCTTCGATGTGTGTTGTCAATAGATCATAAATGTTTATGTAGTTTCCTGTTGGTATAACATACACCGTGTATTCATGTTCTTGAGGTAAACGATCGAACCAGGTTTTTGTTGGGTTACTATTTTTATCGCCGTATATTAGTATTTTCATTGATATTTCCTCAATGCTTTGCGAACATGATTTCCAATTATTTTGTTTCCTGATTCCTTGTAGTGACCCACAAACAAGTCACTTCCATCTCTACTCACCTCTGGATCAATCCATCCTAGTACTTGATATCGTTTCTTCATCCAAATTCCCATAGTGTCGGCACCTTCTCCCCAAGCATAAGGAACATCCAACACTATACCATCATCAAATTGTGGTGTGTTTTCTTCTAAAAACTTTCCATATTTAAAAATATACAATGGTATATTGAGTTGTTTAAGTCTAAAATTTAACAATGCTGCACAGCTATTCATAACGTGTCTATTTGTCATACCAGAAAATAAACGACGAACCCATTCTCCATCTTCAGATTTTATTGCAAAGTTTCCTCCTAAATTTGCATTATTGCCATAAGAATTAAGAAAATTTATTATTCTTCCTTTTTCGCTTCCTTGTGTGATATACATGTCAATGTTGTCAGGCCCGGGTTCACTGCCACGAAGTCCGTCCATTGGATTTTCATATATTTGATGTCTATTGCTGCCTGGATCTGTAAAACACAGTCTAGGTTCAAAAGTGGTTTGATACAGCACATAGTCGTATTGTTCTAGCAGTCCTTCTTGATACAATTCTTCTACCACTCGACTGTGTTGAACTATGCCTCCACCTGGACACGCATAAACTGTGTAGTGATATTGTGGATCTAACCACTTGATCCAAGGTGTTTGCCAAACTATCTGTTCTCTTCCGACTCCGCTGTCAATTTTTTTAGTAGTGCCGTCTGGCTGTTTTACATAATGATATAAAACATTCGAGTCATCCCATATATAGCTGCCTGCACTAAAGCTGCATCCTAAGACTAATATACGTTTACGATAATTCACTATTCAATCCTCGTTTAAGCATCAGACCTAATTCTCGATTTCCTTGACGAGTAAAATGATAAGGAGCGTCATTGACAAAGTTATGGTATTTCTTTTTATACCACAATGTGTCATATGCTGATTTCACTTTTAAATACTTTATATATTTATGTGGGTATTTAATGCCTGTCAGTGACCAACTGTATGTGGGTATTCCTGTGTCTTGTGCTAGTCTATCCAAATGACTAGCACTGGCTTGATTCAAATATTCCCATGCTGAATCATTATGATTCATGTGATTCAACCAATTATTAATGCCTGGTTGCCAATCAAAGCCAAAGTGTTCACTGATACGTTTTTGGGTTACTAACATACTACCCAACTTGGTATGAAACACAGGGTCTATAACCCACCCCCAGATGTTCTTTCTGTGTTCCATATAATCAAAATCAAATTGTATTGTTATTCTTGGACGAAATCCTTCTTGTATGAATATAGCACTGTAATCACTTAAACGGTTGTTTTGTGTTAACCATTGTAAACACTGACCATATGCCATCATACCGCCACCTGGGTGTGCATAAACAGTGTAGTCTCTCTCCCATTCATCATAGTAACAATATTCAAAATCAATGTCTTCTGCTGCATAGTCTCCGCCATCTTTTGCATTATCAGTTAAACTGTAATCACGCAGTGTGTAACTGGCAATACTAAAACTACAACCCAAGACTAATATTTTATCCATTTGCTTGCTCCCAAAATGTTGTCATGTTTCCATAATCTGCCCATTCTTTGAACTCAGTCAGTCTAGGATCTTTGAGTACTTGTAAAAAGTTTTCGTGTTCAGGATGATTCTTTTTCCAAACTGCACGTTCGTCATGATCATCCATGTGACCCCAATCTAGTATTAGACTAAAAGTAGCTCTGCTATCTTTACGACCAGGATCAACCCAATTGTTAACAACTAATTCAAGGTAGTCAGGTATCTCACGGTAGTTAGAAGTTTGTACTACAAAACTAAAATTCATAAAAAAGTCTCTGTAACTATCATACTGATCATACACAAAGTTGATATTTTTTATTAATTGATCCCAGTCACCTCCTAATCGTGTTGAGTTTTCGTATGTGTATTTTGTAGCTGCATCCATACTGAATATTATACTTCGAATATTGCTGTGTATTTTACTCATACTGTTCCATATCTTAGGAGTAAGCATTACTCCGTTGGTTTGCATATGAATCCATATATTGGGTCTATCTGTCAGATCTAATGTTTGTAATTTTTCTCTGAATATTTTACTGCCGAAAGGATCGCCACCGCCTGTGATCCACCATTCATAATTGTGATCTTTGCGGGCATTTAGTAATTCGTCAAACAGTTTGTCGTTTAATTTTTTTCTTTGTTCATATACTTCTCCACTGGTGTGCATAATCTTTTTAACACGACAACTAGGGCAATAAAGATTGCAACTTTCGTCTGTGCCTATCTGAACTTGATTAGGCATCTTATCAGCCACTGTGCTTTTATTTTTCACAGCGTCGATTTCCCAATCTGTTAGTCTGTGATACATTCCAGTGAGATTTGGATTATCCAAATCTTCAGTATTACGCATTTGTTCCATTTTTGATATTTCCATCAAGTCTCCACGCTGTATACGTGGACAGGTTTCATGCTTGCACAAAGGCCAATTTTTATTTTCATAAATTTGTGCTCTGACTTTTTGAGCTCTAGGTCCGTTCCATATTTCTTCCATTGATTGAAAATTTAAATCACCAATAATAACCGGTAACCAGTTAGGACAACACATAAAAACACGACCTGCTTGTGTTATTTCTGCTCTCTGGAAAAAATGTTCACAGTAATATCCATTGAGGTCTTTAGGTTTACTAGCAATCTCGCTGTTGTCAACATCTTTTCTTTGAGAAAATTTAATTAAAGACGGCGTTGCATCTGCTGCAGAGTTCGATGTCACAGCGTCTACCCTCCTCTAGTATTTTTTTGTATTCAGAATATTTGTGATTGTTCCAAACATCTACAGGACTTGTTAGCATGTCAACTTTGCCCACAGGATTGCGTTTACCAAAATCCCAAGGACACAAATACATAGTGCCGTCTACGTAAACAAATGCTTCATCTACTACTTTTTTACAAGGCAATGCTAGACTTGTAGTTTGACTTTCCCAAGGATGCTCGTACAATTCTGTAATAACGGCACAACCTGGTCTAATGTTGTTCCAGTAGTCTTGAAAATCTTGTTGTTCTTGTTCAGTATTTGGCAAGTTAATCATACGCACTTGTATATCTATCTCAGGATGATTTTTTACAAATCGTGTAACGTTTTCATATGTTCTATCAAAACTCACGCCTCTGGTTTCGTCAAATGTTTCTCTAGTAAACCCATCAATACTAAAACGTATAGTATCAATATAAGGTGCAATTGCTAGTTCTGTTTTAGGAGTCATAGGCTCGCCGTTACTGTGTAATTCAACTGTGGCAGTAGGGTCTTGTTTAATATATCTACATATGTCTGGCATGCGTACATCTACCAATGGATCACCCAATCCAAATGGTCTGTAAGTTATACCCATGCCTCTGGTGTCATTGACGATCTTGTGTATAAGATCAATGTCCATGTGTTCTTTGGGAATTAAATGAGTTGGACAAAACCAACACTTGGCATTACAAAAAGTTGTTGTTTCTATTTGTAAGTATTTGAACATATAAGAGCCTCAAACTGATCCTTGGGCAATGTAGTTAACCTAATTGCATTAGGGCCAAATTCACTTGCTCTGCCATACAGTATACGTTTACTGTCCAGCTGTTGTAGATGTTCCTCAGTTGGATCAAACACAATATGATTGATAGTTGGCTCGCTATAGATTTTACAATTGCTGTAATATTTATGTGCGTATTTTATGCCCTCTAAATTGCGTTCAATACTTTTGTCAATTATATAATGATTATCATGCAAGTATTTTGCAAGTCTCAGTGTCACACTGCTAACACTCATGATAGGCCTAATTTTACTAATAGCACGAATAGTGTCAGCATGTCCTTGTAGTATCCCAAGTCTTGCACCAGCCAGACCCCAACTTTTGCTGTAACTGAATCCTATTACACAGTTTGGATATTTTTTGCACAAATGCAAGTAATGATAATCGCAAAAATGTCTATATGTATTGTCAATAAACACTGTTGTATCAGGATAAGTTTTTAAAATTTCTTCTAAAAAAGTAACAGTGTATGTTCTGCCTGTGGGGTTATTTGGTGTACAAATATAAAACACACGAGGTTGATGGGTTGCTAGAGAAAACAATATGTCTGTTTCATCTTCACTGCATTCAACGATGTTATCACACAAGTCCGCAGCATTGGTTACACTGCCTCTGTATGTTGGTGCAATGGTTAAAAATGTATCTTCTGGACTTAGACATGCTTCAAATGTCAAACGTATTGCTTCGTCGCATCCTGCTGTTATAAGCAAGTTATCGATTGTAGTGTGATAATACTTGGCAAACAATTCATAATATCTATAGTAGTCTTCGTATTTGGTTACACTGTCTAAATCAATATAGTGTTTGACCGCATTGCGTATGTGTTCTGTCAATACTATGTCTTGATTTTCATTTCTATCAAGATTTACATATCCCATCTCTACTTTTTCTACACGACTTTTAAGTCCACTCCAATGTGGTCTATCAAGACTTTGCACTCGTTGTTTAATCACTGAATTGTACCTCTGCTTTTTCTTTTTCTTCTTCACTCTTATCAAAGTAAAACTTGTGTTCTAAATCTCTGCCATAAATTGGATAGTAAAAAATATCTTTGTCAGCTGGAATAATAGCCTGTACTTTTTCAGCAAACGGAGTGTCTTCAAAACTCATGCACTTGACTGTGATAATATCAGGCTTGTAGTCTGGTACTAGATTTGCCACACGTTGTATAACTTTGTCAATTGTAAATTCAACATGAAAGCTGAATTCTAAATATGCACCTAGTTCAAGTAATTCTCTGTATTTCTTTTCACTGGCTGTGCCATTGGTGCTGATTCTAGTTTCGTAACCCATTTCAATGCTGGTTTGTACAAAGTTTTTGATGTCAGGATTAAGTGTAGGTTCACCGCCTGTGATATAAATTCTTCTATAAGGACTAGGAGGTATATGCGGTTCAATCAAGTTTAATCCGTGTTTGAAATCTGTTGGACTAAGATGAGGACTGAAGTTGTCGTGAACACCACTAACCATTCCGCCACTCTCGTCAAGGATGGTAGCAGGACAATAACTGCAATCATAGTTACAGCGTGGACCAATATGAAAATGCACTTCACTAGTAACATCTTGATTGCCTCTGCCCACAGCAATAAATTCTTCATCTGGTTGTAACAGTGGCAATTCATCTAATTGCCAAGGTTGAAACTTTTTGTTTTCTTGAAAGTAATCAAAAGTTTCTTTGTCGATGGCTTTGGGTTGCAGTATGTCAGCATCACAAAAACATGCTTCTGTTTTACAAATGTTATTTTCTCTGAGTTTGAGTTCTTTGAGAGATTTCCAATGTCCTTCTTTTTGTAAACGATTGTGTCTAATATTAGCACACACACCGCTACAAATTTCACCTACCGGATTGATACTCCAGTTTGTTTTCCAAATTGGGCAATACCATTTTCTGTAATCAGGATTGCGCATTTTTAAATCAACCATGCTGATGCGTTTGTACTTGTAGTCTTTGGTTAATACATATGCAGGATTTTCAACATACACAGGTTTAGTAGTTCCTGTGGTTCCGTTCTTTCTAATAAGTATGCCAACTTCGTCATTGCCAATCCACTTGTTACCGTTTACATATGTTGTTACAAGTTGTTCAGCAATCTTACCATCTTCGTAGCGTTGAACGTTCCTAGTAATTTTATTAATACTGTATCCGTTTAGTTTATCGTCACTGTATTCTGCTGCACGATTCCAATCTACGCCAATGCCTTCACGTTTGCCATTATGGTACTCTACTACACTGTCTTCCATTTCACCCGGACCAGTGTATCCGTTTTTAATCATTTTCTTTGTAATTTTCATGGCGTTACCAAACCTTGTCTATAGTACTGCGAAGCCAAGTAACCCTGTGGTTGTTGTCCTTCGTTTTGTATTCTATTGTGCTTGAACACTAGATCAACTTGATTCATGTGTCCGCTGTTGTAATCTAAATTTGCAATGTCCCACAAATAAAATTCGTTGTCAACACAATCGATTATGTGTTTGATATTACACAGTTTAGCTTCTATTACTAAAATGTCAAACTTCGAAATTGTGTTTTGAGCACCTTGTATAATATCCAGTTCATATCCGTCTGTGTCGATTTTTAACAAACTGTATTTTTGCGGCTGTAGATTTAAATTGTCAAGTGTAGTTATCTCACAAGTGTAATCGTAAACTTCGTGTCCAATGTGTACACCCTGAGTGTCGACAAAATCTCTTACCAAATTCAACGTTGTGGTTCCCGTTGAGTTGCCCAATGCAGTATTGATTATCTCATAACTGTGATCACGATAGTTGTGTTCGATTTGCGTATTGTGAATTGGATCAGGTTCAATTAAAACATAGTGTGCATTGTTAAAGTGTTTTTGTAACCAAGGTGTCCCTACACTTACACCAATGTCTACTATGTAGCTGATGTCAAAACCAGACTTTTTTAGAAAACCCATGCTGTCTTTTAATCTAGGAACACGATGCAATACTGTCATTATACCTCATACAAACTCAATTGATCTGCTTCAAATTTGCGTGATGTTTGTATTCCTATTAAGCTGTTGGTATGACTGTGATAATTTAAAGGGCGCAAATCCCATATTCTCCAACCTTTTTGTTTGGCTAGTTTTACCTGTCTCCAATCTACACTTTTTTCATCTCGATGATCTGGTGTACTGCACATTTCTTCGCTTATTAATATTCCTCTGTGAGGATCTAAACATTCTCTTACAGTTTCCAATTGATCCCAAACTTGTGTACCATGTGTAGCATCATGTATTGCTAGATCAATTTTTCCGTGTCTACTGACAATGTCGTATATGGCTTGCTGATCATAACAATCTTTGCCCAATTCATATCTAACAGTGTCGTTTTGTACAGCTACCCTAAGATCACTCAACTGTTGTTGTTCTAACTCATTTTTAGCAACATGATCCAATGTTAACAAATCAACACCAATAATTTTTGCTTTGGGAAATACTTTTTGTAAATGCTTTAAGTGATCACCTCTGCCTACACCGAATTCAACAATTACCAATGGTTTGTTAACGTAGTGCGGGTGTTTACTTTTTTCAATAAGATGTTGAACTGCTAGATCATAAATTGCACAGTACTTTCTAGTCATCCTACGTTCTACAGCTCTACTAACTTCGTGTGGTTGTAGTTCAAAAGCATGACTACTGTATGTGTCGAATTCTACAGGACTTCCTAGTATCCAATTTACATCATAATCAGGAGCTCCTAGCTGTTGTACATGTGCTTTGCCATGATAGCGACCACTTAAAAAATGACCATAGTAAGTTCTTATCCAATCACCATAATGTGTTGTATCACGTTTGCCAACATGAAAATTAAACGGAGGTACAATTCTATGTTCAGTTACTATGTTTTTTTCTTCGTGTCTTGTAACCCATTCACCATCTTCATTTTGATACTTTTTAATACGTTCTCCCACAGCGTTGATCACTGTGCCATCTTCCAATGTTAAACAACCAGCACCGTCAATTTCTAACTCTTCTAAGGTTACAGGCTTGTCATCTTTATACCATTGTCCCATTTGTGGTGTGGCGATCATTCCACTGACTTTACCTACAAACTTGATGCCTTTGTGTACAGTTTCTAAAACTCCATACCCCTCAGGCATATTACGATCAAACTGTCCGTAGTACCTAGCACCGCTGGGCCATACATGAACTCCTACACCTTGCTTTTTATCTAAGCTGTATTCTCCGATATACTTTTCACCATGTTGCCAGGTTTTAACAGCTACACCACTTACTGTTCCGTGATCAAACTGAGCTGCACATTTGCCTGTTAGTGGAACATCATAATACCCAAGCCCGTGTTCAAAATAAGTGTTGTGTTCATCAAATTTATAATGTCCCACATATGTACGTCGTGGTGAATAATAATCTCTCATGCAAATTTTCCTTTACAATGTTCATAGAATTCTTGATCTTTAGCAGTAAATTCTAACAACATCATTTGTTCTTGTGAATTCAAATCATCATATGTGTAGTATTTTCTTTTATTTCTTTCCAAATAAGTTTTTGTTACATGCTGATGTTTGATTTTGGTGTTGGGTTTAACTCCGTATTTTTTAGCTACTTTGTCGAACTGTTTAATGTAGTTATCTTCTACAAAAAACACATAATCCAATCTATCTACATTCTCTATTGCTGTTTCATAGCTTTGATATTGTTTGGTATAATCAAAACTTTTTCCATAGTCAGTTCTCAAACATTCTTGAGTGCTAAACTGTTGATACTGATGAAACACAGGTGTAGGTAACAAACGACTACAATTTATCAACCAAGTAACAAAATCTATTTCCGTTCGATGATTATGAATATTAAACATCTCCAAACGAAAATAATTATAAGCACTCATGATTCTAGTTCGAGGATCTCTAAGTATAGTAGCATACTTTACAGGATTTTGCAAGAGATGATCCCAGTCAAATGTAACACCATGTCCAAAAACTATGCTGGGTACAAGTTGACAAGTGTGTGTATAGTAAGTTATTTGATCAGGCTGTTGATAATTATACACAATATCTCCAGGTATTCGCTGATAAGCAAATCCCTGATTGTGCTTGTATCTATCAATCAGTGTTGTGCCACCGTTTTTAAGTATATGAAATACTGCTAGTGTTTCCATTGCTCTTTGCATCTATTATAAAAGTCTATATCAGCTTTCAAATCAAGCCTCATTAGGTATTGCAAATCATTGTCCAAGTCACTAAATTTTGTATACTGTAACTTATGTCTATACAAATCATATTTGGTTTCATTTGTAACAGTCATTTCATGCCATGGTGTTAAATTCATTTCATGACTTTCTAATAACTGGTCAAACTTTTTTACAATGTTTGTGTCTTGAAAAAGAACATAGGTAAAATTACTAACAATTCGATCCCATGTTGTGTTCATGTTGTGTTCTTGAACATCTTGTTTGTGTGCAATGCACTTCTCTAATTTTTCCATGTCCACGTAACTGGTATCAGCATCAACATCCCATGTTAACACAGTATTGAGATACATATCATTGACATGCACAGTAGATTTTAGTGTTCCGTCCTCAAACCATTTCAAATGATCAATGTGCTGATACAAATAATATTCGTACTGTTTGGTTATGCTCATAGGACGAATAATATCTTTGTTTATAAACCAAGTGTAAAAGTCAACATCTTTGACATCTGGATTCATGTACGCTAACTGTGTTTTATAAAAGTTATACATGCTCATCATGCGTTCGATTGGATCTCTAACACAAGTGCAGTATACAATATTTTTATCAAACAAGGATTCGTACTTGCCTATTTGAGCCATGTGACCAAATACAACCCGTGTATCTTCAGTTACTGGATCACCTAAATCTACTACACTAAAGTTATCATTATGATTTCTATAACGCTCTTTTAGTGTTGTACCTCCTGTTTTAGGACAGTGCGGAAAGACAATCATATCTTTCATTACATGTTCCTTCCTTGCAATCTCATCTTTATATGATTGATAAGATCATAGTCCAAGCTGTTCCAACTTGCAAAGTCAGCACGTAAACTGGTGTCCAGCATGTTGCTTTCAAATCTCGTGTTTACACTAATATTTCTATCTTCTACATCTAAAAACTCAGAAAGTTTTTGATTAACCGTTTTCATATTATACGATTCATGATTAACAGTTTGTTCTTTTGGATACAAGTCTAATGCACTGATTTTAGGCCAAGTAATATAACTGCTGAACCAAACAAAATCTCTAGTTTTAACAAATTCTCTGATATCTCTGATTCGTTCCAGACCCAATTGTTTAGTCATGTTGTTCTTTTCAATGAACAAATGTTCTTCAATAGTTAGATTCTCTGGATTTCCTTTTTCGTCGAGACGATCAACCAACTGTTCAAACGCAGCATCAAACGGATCTCTAACTATTAAAATATTACCATCATCTTTTACCAATTCAAGATCATATGCATTGGCGATTGTTTCGTGATAATTGTAAGGAAAATGTATCAGTTTGTTCATATTTTTAACTTACTCAATATTAGATCTGTGTTACAGAAACAACTTTCTTTTTGACAAATGTACGGTTCTGTAGGCATTGTAAAATTCTCTGATTGATCAATTCTGCCAAGCCACCAAATACGTCCATGTTCATCTCTTTCCTCAGGAAGGCATGCTGCACCCGCAATCAATCCACGTTCATTTACAAATAGTCCGTCAATTCCTGCATTGCATTGCCAGCCTTTAAATTGATTTTTTTGACTTGCGTACAATCCGTTTGTGTCAAAGATACTTTCTTCTTTGTATCTACCATCCAGTAACTGGTAGATAGCTGTAGCATCAATAGGCATTGTGTACTGTTCATAACTCACATCAGGGTTGGCAGTTTTACGTTTGAAAGCAATTTTTTCATCTATCAAGGCTTGCTGCTCTGGAGTGTAAACATGTGGTTTTTCATTTTCAGTTAGCCAATCTGAGACAATAGGAACTTTTTCAACAAAAAACTGTCCCATCCTAGGCTCTGTTTTAAGTACATTAAAAAACTCAATACACTTGTCAAAATATTCTTGTTTTGGATGCATCATAATACGTACACCCAATAGTGTGTAAGGCCATAGTGTATCGATCACTTTAACACAGTGAGGAATACTTGTTTTTTCACTGTGAAAACTAAAACTTACCCAACGAAAACTTTTTTTGTGCTTTTCCCAGAACTTGATACTCTTACTACCGTTTGTAGTAAGTCCTACTTGCACACCTTGCTCAACTAGCCATGTTAAGAAGTCATCAAATATAGGCAGTGCAGTAGGTTCGCCACCAGTAAAGCTAATAATAAGTTCTTCGTCATCATTGAGATAACTTTTAACTTTGGACACAAAATCAATATAGTGTTGTAATTCAAATTGAGGACTTGTTCCTGCATAATTGTATGGATGACAATACTCACAACTAAAGTTACACTTGTTGGTCAAGTTCCAATTGATGTGAAAGTAATTGTTATACTTTTGTTTGATTTCTACTAGTTCTGCACTATCCGATAACATTGTAATCTACTACCTTGTTGTATCCTGGCTTTGGCACAACATCAAATGATCCTATTTTCATCATGCCCCAGGTTAGCATGTTGTATCTATTTCTAATGTCTGTTTTTTTAATTTTGTAGCCTCCCCAATAATTGTTGAGACTGTACTCTAAATGCTCCCATGTAGTATCATGATATCTAGAATCTCCACACCAAAACAATAACTCTCCTGTATAACAACACTGTTGTTCTATCAAGTCAAAACTGTTACTGGTCATTTTTACAGCATTAAATTCTTCGTTATCATATATGTCTACCATAATGCTGTCATAGTCATATCCTATCTGTGTAGGATATAAAAATATCTCTCCAGGATGACGTTCAAAACTAAATCTATCAACCCACTCGTCGTCTAGCAAGTGAAAGTTGTCGTGAAACTTTAAACCAAAGTTTTGTAAATTTTGATCCTGTGTTAATGAACTAGCAATCTCTCTCAGTAACTTCAGTGTATAAAATATATCAACCAATTGATCGATGTGTTCTATTAAATGTTGATCATTGAGAACACGATAAATTGTAATGATCTGTGTTTGCATAGGATTGAGTATTTCTTGATGCACATGAAATCCCCAAGCACTGCTCATTGTTCCACTAAAAAGATTTAAATCTTCCATTCTAGGAATCAAGTTATCAATAGTACAGTAAGCGTTGCCGCTTGCCATCACAGTGTAACCTAATATATCACTGAGTTTAAAATTACCAACATCGTACTTTTTGGCTACTTTATTCCATTGATTGACTTTTTGATCTAGTTCTTTACTAACAAGGATAAACTTATTAAACGCTTCATTTTTGCTGTACACATTGTATTTGGTAACTTGAGGCAGTTCAAACATTTTCAGTTTGTCAATACCCAAGTCGAACCAATCAGTCCAAACATCGCATGTAACTTTTACTTGTTCATCTAATAGATTAGCCAGTGTTACTTCAAACTTCATTCATAGTGTCTCCACAATTGATAAAGTTCTGGAAAACTGTCAACAAAGCTGGTTTTTCTCATACGATCAATACTGCCAATATATCTATTGAGAGCATCCCACTTGTCGCTCCAATCCTCGCTGTTCATAAAGTCTACTACACTTCGCAATTCTTGTACTTTGTTTTTATCAGGATACTTTTCAATAAACTTGAGTAGTTTAACTGTGACTTGTTCTTTGATTTCTTTGGGCAATACTTTGCTGCACAGATACTGCGGAAAGTGTAGTATGCCTGGATGGAACATGCCTTGATGATCATGTATGCCAATCTTTTTATAGTCTTTGGCAAATAACCATTCTGCAAAGTCTGGCAAATACCAAATATTAAGTGCGCTCACTGTACACAAGACTTTGCCAACAATGTGTGGGGGAGCATTTTCTACTTTGTCTAATGTTTTTTCAACTGTTGACCAATCTGTAGGATAACGTAGCCAATGGTTTTGATCACCCATGCCATCAATACTCAGCATAAGTTCTACAAATTTAAAGTTACTCCACAGCTCGATAATATCATCTGGCATGATAGTACCGTTGGTGTGATAACGCAATTCAATATTTTGTGCGTGTCCACTTTCTACACACTTTTTCAAAAAGCGTTTGTGATTTTTTAGATACAGTGGCTCGCCGCCTGCAAAAATAAAGTGACGCATGTTAGGCAACAATGGTTCGATTTCGTCAATCCAAAACTCATCATCAGCTGCCCACTCAAAACTGTTTTGTTTGTGATCTTGAATTTTCCATTCCCAATCGTGCTTGACTTCGCCTTCGCTATCAGCAGCAATTGTTTCAGCAGCCTTGACCCATTTGCTTGAATCTGTAGGTCTACACATCACACACTGTACATTACAGGTATTACCCAAACGCAAATCCAATGTGATAACTCCTTGGTCTAAGTGTCCATCTTCTCGAGTACTGGCAATGAGATTGTCAATGTATTCTCTGCCTAGTTTTTTACTCCAGAGATTGTTTTCATTCATTCTATGACTGCGAATACCACTGGCTTCTTCTTTCCAACAATGTCTACAAGCAGGAAGTGCTTTGCCTGCTATCATGTCTTTGCGAGCGTTTTTAAAATAGTAACTGTTCCAAACAGCGTCAATGGTAGCATTGTTTAGATTGAGTCTGTCATCGTCTGTTGGCTGCGCTAAACAACACAACAAACTTTTACCATTGGTATATGTTGCCATGTGTATCCACGGAAGTATACAAAATTTACTTCCGTGATCTTCTAGAAAATCTTGAGCCATTAAATCATCTTTCTTATTGCTTGATATAAGTCATCGTCAACAATACTAAAATTAGTATTGCGCTGTCTGTCCCATACTTCAGTCATCTTAACAAAGTCTGTTAGATTTTCTTTCCAGTTGTCCAACTGTTCTTGGTCCAAATAACCAATGATACCATCTACACTGTTTTTGATAAGCCAACTCTTTTCATATAACATACTACATTCGTTTTTGAATTCAATCAATCTATTTTTAGCATCTTGTCTCATTTCAACAGGCAAGTTTCTAACATCTAAATAGTTAGGATGTGTGTTAATCAGTATGTCAACTCCTATGTGTTTCCAGTCGCTATCTGAATAGTATTCGTTTGTAAGATCATTTGCTAGATACAATATCTCGTGTATACGATTTAGATTATAGATTTGCAGTACAGGAGTAATATTACTGTTTACATTTGGCAAATCCAGCATACTGCGATAGTTACGTTGAATAATATCCCAACTCTTTGTGCCTCTGATGAATTCATTTACAACACCAACACCATCTAAACTTGCATTGAGATCAACACTTTCAAATTTGCTGATACTGTCCAAAAACTTTTGATTTGCGTTTGTGCAGTTTGTGTTCATAAACACATTGATGTGACTACTGTGTCCTTGTTCTGCTGCTAGATTCAAAAACTCCATGTTGTTTTTGATCATAGTAGGCTCACCACCAGTCATGTAAACTTTTCTTAGATTAGGCATCCATTCGTAAATGTTATCCCAAAAATCATCAGCATCAAACTTTTCTCTATACTCAGTACTGTTGATCCAGTCTGGGCGTTTGCCATATGTTTTTTCTTGGATGCGAGTATAATCTTCTTCTACATCTGTTAGTTTGGAATCTTCTTTGGCAATAGTACTACTGTTAAAACTGTTGCACATTCTACAACTGAGGTTACACAAGTTGCCTAATCGCAAATCCAAGTACAACGGATCGTGTTCTTCCAATGCAAAATCATTAGCATAGCTAGCTTCTATACGTTCATGAATAGCTTCTTCACCAATTCGGCGTTCCCACTCGTCATTGTGCATTTGCCTAAAACTTTTTTTGCCGACTTCTTCTTGCAAGTAACAGTGCTTACAACTTTCAACACGCTCACCTTGCAACATTGCCATGCGAATGTCACGCATGTCTTTGCCGTTCCATGCTTCTTTTAGTGTTGTTTTGCTGATGTCTAATATTTTACCGTCGTCGCCTCTGAGCACACTGGGTTTTGCGATACAGCAAAAATCAATGCTACCGCTGGTATTAACCATCATACTTAACCAAGGGTAAACACAAAATGTTTCCCCGTAAATTTCATCCCATTCAGCCAATTGAATCTTCCACTTGGTCTTCTCTTACCATTGCACCCAGTCTTGCTGGATTTTTGTAAACTCTTTTAAAGAACTTACTACCGCTTTTTCCCAAGTCACTGATTTCTAAGTCTAGTATACCTTTGATCTCTTCTCCAAGTTCAACTGTTTTAGCTTTGAGTTTATCGTAGTCCCACATCATTCCAGTGTTGACACACATTTCAGTACCGCCTTCGAACTCAGGAAACAGTTCTTCTTTGAAGTAATTGCTGAGCCAATCAAAGTCACGTACATTTTTCCAATCCCAACTGTGACGATCAATATTTGTCATTTTAGCACCAAGTCTAGCACCATAAACTGCCCAAAGACCATTGGTAACATCTTCGCCTACACTCATCCAAACCAACAAACGTTTGTAGTTTTCATGATGAATTTTTTTAAGTTCTTTTGGATCAACTACATCACCGCCTTCTAATCCCATCTTAACGCCTTCACGGAACCCAGCCCGCCATGCTTGTAGAGGCGAACCATTGTTCATCACATCACAGTATACATTGTTCATTTGTACATAGTGAATGTTCCAGCAAAAATCTACTTGAGCACGTTTATCACTTTCAGGTGCTGCTTCATGTGTACGCATACGCTCAACAACATGTTTAGGCCAACATTTGATACCACCATTGCCATACACCAATCCGTTGATTGTGTTTTTACCTGCCCAACTTATAACATCGTCTTGTCTTATACGATCCATATCAACTTCAATATTGAAAAAATCTTCTCTGACAATATTGTCTGCATCAATGGTCACAAATCTGTCAGTTTCACTGAGTTCTGCAGCGGCCTTGTGTGCTGCATCACTGCCCCATACTCCGTGACTGCGTTTAGCCCAAGGGCATTTTTCTAATAGATCATTGTAATTGTGTTCAGCATTAGGCTCGTCATAACTGATAAAAACAATGTCAAATTCATTTATTGGTACTAGGTTAGACATTTAATAAGTCCTCTTCGATTATGTCAAATGTGATATTTCTATTATCACCAACTGCTATAAAGTTACAGTTTTCTAAGTTACTATTTGTTGTAAGATAGAATTCATTGTTAAACCCTACATCAGTTATTGGGATATGCAATGGTTCCATCAATTGATTTGGATTGTTTTTCTTAACCACATACAGTTTTAAGTTTGTGTAAATTCTATGTTCATGCGGATTTAAGAAATTGCTTTTTAACCAGTAGTGTTCATCACGTTTGATAATAGTAAACGTAGTGTTCACTTCTTGTTGTTTTTTACTTATCACAAGTTCATTTCTGCGTTTATCGCCTCGACTTGTAAAGTCAGCATTTACAAAATGACTTTTACGTTTTATACCATAGTTTTTGAAAATCTTTTTAGTTAGTATGTTTACTTCGCCTAGTCCGCAAACATTGCGCACATCACTTAGATCATACATAACAAAACCTTTTACGATCAGTTCTGCTGGATCAAGTTCTACAGTGTCTATCAGAAAGTTAGGATCGTTTTCTTTAATGAGATACAGTACAATCTTATCGTACTTTCCACCTTTTTCAGGGTTAATACTAACATCTCTAAACTGCCTTTTACCTGTCATTTTGTACAGTGTTTCTTGGCTAAAGTTTACTTCCATCTTCCAACTGTTGATGTAAAAAACAATGTTAACATCACTTTGTTTATCTGTAACAGGAACACTTGTTAAAAAGTTTTCACTGTCTCTGATACGCAGTACATCACCTCTTTTAATAAGTTTGTATCCTTCACTCAGTTCAACAACTGAATACTTTTTAGGATCTACAACACCCATTAAAATTTGTCTAGCATCTTCATCTTCTGTTTTAAGATAAGGATGACGTATACGTTCCTTGGGCTTATTGGTTACAGTAATAATGTCGCCTGTTTCTTCATCGAAGTACACGCACCATTTTACTTTACGTTTAGCCTCTTTCTTGTCTTTCAGTAAGACGGGTTCTAAAGACATCTATTACTCTTTGATTTAAAAAATTTTCATCGCTGTAATGGATAATTCCATTATTCATCACGCTGTTTTCAATTTGTATTTTACCGTTATCACTGATCCAGACGTTCAATAGATCAGTCCAGCCTTCTGGCATTTCTTCGTGCCACACTCCTTGATTCTGTGTGTTAATATCATAATGATTTCCTAGAAAATACTTAACTTCGTCTTCCATGTCAACACAATGCGTTATCAAGTTACACAGTATATTTTTGTTAAATGATTCTGGCTTTTTTTCTGTAAAAAATTTGTTATAAACACTGCGCCAATTTTGCATCACAGGGTCTGCCATTTTAAACCATTCTGCTGCTTCTTTTGTTTCACTGCGCCAATAAATCATGTTGTTGTAATTTTTAGGCAATTTATATGCATCTTCGAAATCAAACTTAGGCCAAGGAGCAGCTGGTAAATTTCTAAATGTAAACGCATTACCGGGCATAGCAATATCGTAACTTTCTAAACTTTCCCAAAGATCGTCAACGTCAACGTTGTGTAATATTGTATCAGCATCTAAATAAATTGTGCGCTCAAAAGGAGTACAATGATACAACTGCCAAAGATTCATGCCATGAAAGCCATCTTTGTATGCTGTATTACCGTATGGTAGTTCAACAATATAATCAAATGCATGATGGTATTCTTCAGGAACAGTGTCGCTTTTTTCTTGGTCAACTACAAGGCAAAATTCTGCTTCAGGATCTGACAATTTCAAACTTAGTGCAAGTCCGTAACAGTATTTGATTCTATCTTTTTCAGTGTTGATCCCTAGTGAAATAAATCCTCTATTCATGAAGTTGCTCCTTCAAAACTCTGTCTGATAAAATCAATTTGTCTATCAAATGCACGTTTATTCATAAGATGTAAATTATCTCCACTGTACTTCATAAGTATGTTTTTCCATGGTTCTTGTCTATTGTGTTTTAAAAATATAACGTCATCTAAATTGTTAAACTTAACAATGTCATCTTTTTGATCCATGTTCAATAAAGGTGTACCTAAAAAGTCATGTACAAAATCGTCGTTGTTTAATCCATTGAACAAGTGTGCAGCGATACTTACACAAAAGTCTGTTCTAAACAGTGCTGGTGGGAATTGATACAACAAACTGTAGTATTCCCAATTGTCTTTTACATGTGCCCATATATCAAAGAACAATTTACTAAGAGGACTTTGATCAAAATAAACCACTGTACTCCACCAATGATTGATTCCACTGGTGTTCAGTGTTACTTCACTTTGATAAGGTATTTCGCCACCCAAGTATTCTGCATATCTATGCAATCCAACTTCGAAATCACTATCAAACACATAGTCATAAAAATCATTCATAACTAAGAAATCTGTATCGATCAATAGTGTGCGTTCAAACGGTGTGTTATTAAATACTCGGTGTTTATTAGTGTTTGTAAATTTTGCATTAAAATCAGTCCACGGACTATCGTGATGATTTCGTATGTTTCTATCTGCTTCACTACCTGGATCGTCGATAACAACATAATCAAATACAGCATCAACATTTTTTTCGCCAATGCTTTGTTTCATCCAGCCATACGAACCATCGTCAGTTATTAAAGCTACTTGATTGTTTTTCATATTTCGTTTAACAAACTGAGCACATACATAAGCAAACTTTACATAATCCAACTGTTCGTTGTTGTAGGCAAACATACATATACCATTGCCTTTTTTAAGTGTCTTTGCCATTACCAGTCCATTAAACTTTTAATATTTCTTGCTTTTTTAATTTTATCCAACTGAACTTTGTATTCATTAGCTGCTTCTGTATAAGAACTCAACAGTGTATCTAACAAATCATTCAAATCTTCAATTTCAATGGGGTTTTCTTTAGTATCTAAAATAATACTAGATTCTTTACCACTATCTATTAATGCCTTAACAAAAGAAATAGTTTGTGGATTTGCGTGGAATACTCCGCTTTTATAGTGTATTGTGGTTAGTACTGACATACGTTGTCGTACTGTTCTCTTCTGGTTACTCAAAGTAATTCGATAGTTTGCGAATTCTAGAGCACGTTCGAGTCTCTCATCCATACGAGTTTCTCCTATAATTATATGCTACTATAACTTATTTATGTAGGGTTTGTCAACGATTAAAAATCGTTTGGACTTGTTAAATTATCGAGAATTGTTAACACAGGATCTGGACTAACATCAAATGTTGCTCCGCCTTGTGTGATTACATCTGGCATCAAATAGCTGCATGATGCAGCAATGCTACCGTCGATAAAATTGTAGTGTTGACTATCATCAAGTATAAACTTCAGATGCACATCAGCACCGTTGTTAGCATACTTTCCATAAATTCTAAACTTCAATTGCTGATAGCTGCTATAAATGCTGTATGCACTAGCATATACACTGTTGCTGTATGTACCGCCTATTATAGCAGGATCTGCCCATTGATACCAAGTGCCCGGACCTTGTATGTATCCGTATGCTGTACCGTATCCGTATCCATATCCATATCCATATGATCCTACTTGTCTACTCAGTGTAACACCACTACTAGTAAACAACAAACCTTCATCTGGCGTTCCGGCATCACTACCATCGCCAAAATATTCTGTTAGATCGTAGAAACCTTTACCTTCACTAGTGCCAAGTGTAATTGAATTACTCTGAAAGAAGTTATCCCATGTCATGTTTAGCACACCCATTTCATTGATAACATCTGCCCAGTTGTAATATCCAGCAGTTGAACCGTTAGTCATCTCTAACGCAAGGCGTACTTGTCCACCGCCGTTAAAGAAATATCTCGCATCGTTATAACTGTTCCAACTCCACACATGTTCGCCTATTAGTCTGTTATCCCAAAGTGCGCTTCTAGTATATGGTCCGCCACTAGTTGGTGTCGCAGGCAATGCACTAGCATCAGCTGGATCAACTGTAGCGTGATTATTGTTTACAAGTATTGTGTTTGTAAATTTGTTTTCAATTAAATTTAAATCTTCTGCACGTATCGGTGTTTGTGCTGTTACGTCTGTTCTATTAACAGGTGTTGCAAATACCAATACACTGTCAGTTACATCAATGTGATTAATACTTACATTTGTACGTTCTACTAGGTCTTGTAATCTTTCCGCAGTAATTAGTGTGCCAGGACTTAAATTATCAGTGACATTGATTGCACCCCACCCGTACTTGTGAGTGTCTTTTCTATTAACATCCGTCACAGCCGCAGAAGGATATTTGTCACCGAAGACTAAATTTACATCTTCCGCTACTGTGTTATAATGTGTGGCTTCTGCTAACTGGCCCACGTTCTGCGGCATTACTTCGCTCCTACTACTACTTCAATTATACCTTGATCATCGGTATCTTTTGATTCAAGAGCTCTACCAATTATCTTTCTGTAATCATCTAATTCTGAGGGATCAGCTCGTCTAGCTGTTCCTGCATATGCACTAGAAACTAGTCTATCCCCTTTTGTAATTTGTCCTACAACTTTGCAAGGAACACGCCCTGCTAGTGCTACAAATGGATGTGTAGCATCAGTACCTGCGCCTGCATTCATTTCAAAACCTGGTGCTGTACTAACAATACCAAATACATCTGGATCTCCTGTTTGTAGAGTTTGTGTAATTTCATGTGTGCCGCCTAAGCGCACAACTGTACCTGCTTCGTATGCTTCATCAGCTTCGTAACGTTCTGCAAGGTCAGCATATTCAGCACTAGTAGCAGTACCTCTAAATTTGTAATCAGTTGTGGTATTCATATTGATGCCTGCTTGAATAGTTGGAAACTGAGTACTTAGAGCTGTAACACCATCTTCTAAAAATTCTGTTGGTGCTGGTATCCAGGCTGTTGTGTCATCTACAATAATACTAACAATGTTATCATCCACAATAGTTTCAATTGTCCAGTGATATACTCCAAGTGTATCTAATCTTTGTCTATACTCGATACGTGTAGTTCCAGCTGGCGCACCAATTGGATACCATTGCCCATTATCATAAAGCATTAAACGACTTGTACTTGTGTCGTACCAAAGTTGTCCTTCAGTTGGATTGTTTGGTGCTGTGCCGTCAGCAAAATTTTCTAACAGTGACAGCAGGTTTTCGTTTAGGATTTCACCAAATCTTGTGTAGTTTTTACCTATCAGAGAAAGACTAGTACTAGTATCTACTGTACCATCATTTACTACTATTGGTGATTTTCCTGGATCATTATAATCTATTGTATATGGCATCTTATTTTCCTATTATAAGTCCGAGAACGAACTTCTTATCCTTAGTGTGTATACTACTTGAATTTTTCTGTTTGCGCTTTTTTGCACTGGGTGAAAAATCACATGAGTCAACAAATCGTTGTTGGCTGTATAGAGAGCTAGTTCATCAAAGACGTATGTGTCATCCATGTTAGTTGCAGTGTCTGTTAAATCTTGACCTGCTGGAATACTATAGTCTAGTGTACACGTAGTTGTAACATCGCTATAGTTACTTGGGCTAGAATGACTAGCTAAAACTTGGTTGTCACTAGAAGCTGTAATAGCATCGTCTACTACTTGAGTGTGTGTTTCGTTATAAAGTGCTCCACTTGCACTGTTAGTGTTGGTTGCTTTGTATGTGACTGCGCCTAAGCCGTCAATACTAGTTCCGCCGTTGCCAAAACGCATAGTACTAATTTCGTAAGTACCGGTACTGCCACTGCTATTGGCTAACAAATTAGCAATAGCAATGCTCATGTTTTCAAAGTTCACAGCATTACGTCTGCGAACCAGCACCTCACCTGAATCAGGATCCCAAATTTTGATATGCCCTTCAATTTCAACTAGTGGTGTTTCAATTTTGTTTAAACTCATAGCTCTTTTCCATTTGTAGTATTTATATCGATCCTTGCCCTGCATTTCTAATGAAAGCATGTTCTGGGGTAATCCCCCCAGCTGGATCAGCAAGGCTTACACCACTATCATTGTAAGCCAGTCTTAAATTATCTTCGTAGTGTGCAAATCTGTCTAATGTTGGAATACGACTGTTAGCTTCTGCTACTACACTACCTGAATCATGGTCTTGTGCAGGTGTTCCTAGTGTTCCTCTTTGTACAAACAACAAATTATCAGAATCTTTAGCATTGTATTCGATACGTTCACTTCCTATCCATGCTACACCATAATCAGCAAAGTTTGCTAAGTTAACTGCATCAACTGGAACAGTTGTATCTGTTGCTAGAATATTCGCAGTAGTGGTAGTTTTCTTATTGTCTTCAATTACTGTGCTTCTTTGAATATTCTGTGGCATATACATATTAATTCTAAATGATCTCGTGTTTGGATTTTCGATTAAGCTAACGTTGTTAGTCTGTACAAGAATACTAATATTTTCTGTATAGTCAACTGGATAAAGCTCGTCACCCCAGCCTTCTTCATGGGGTTGATCAAAATTATTACCATTATATATGTATTCTATATCATTGTCAATAGTTGTGAATTCCATACTATCAGTATTGCCAACGCCTAGGCTTATCGAACTGAAGTCTCCACCTAGCAATACTATATCACCTTCCCATTCTCTAAAGCTATGATCATTGTATCGCATTTCGATATATGTATTGCGTTCTGTTTCTTCTACTTCTATTAAATTAGCTTCAGTATGATCTACACTTCTAACACTGGTGTGTAATTTTGTATGGAAAGGTTTAATATCGCTGAAGAAATCTTCTACAGGCGTAATGTCATAACTTTCATACGTATCTCTGTTCAATAGCATAGGATGACTTACTTTTAATTTAACGTAAGTAGTTTTGAATGCAAAGTCATCTGTTGTATTTTGTACCACTGCTTGATGTAAACAACTGAACCAAAGTTTATTGTATTTGTACAGTAGATCTCCTACAAATACTTTTGTTCTCAACAAGTCAAACAGTTTACTGATAATATTGCTGCTTCCTGTGTCCCAAGGCATAATATCAAAGCCTGTTGCATCAAAGCCGTGTCCAAACTTGCTTTGATTCCACATTTCTTCACTTAGTTTTACAGTTGCTTTGGCTTTCCAAACCAATGTTGGCGTTCCATTTTCGTAGTAGTACATTTCTGGTCTGTTGATACCGTCGCTGTGTACTATGTTTCTTACATACACATAAGTTCCGTCAGGTTCGCTTTGTATCTCTAGCAATTCTGTCATGTCGTTCAGTGTTTTATCAGCTACAGTTCCTTTTTGATAAGTTGGAACACTCCAGTCTACCCAACTCCAATATGGCTTCATACTATAAGTTACTGTGCCTTCTACGAAAGTATAGTTAAACACACTATCCCAATTGATAACTTCATTGACTACAGCAATATCTGCTAGCAGTCTGTTCACTGTGTCAACCCAGTTTTGTCTTGCTTGTTCTAGATCTCTATACAAACTCTGTCTTGGTCTTACTAAATGACCGTATCTGTTGTATGGATGTAAATCTAAATCCGGAACCATTTGTCCTCTCCACACATCAATGTCATCTTGTTGTGTTTCGGGAGGCAATGTGTAGTTGTAAATTTTACTCCAATAGCTTTGTGCAGTGTCAAGGCTTGGTTGATTGCCTTGATTGTTACTTGTCAAACTAATGTAATAATCTGCGCCTTCTTGTACAACTGCATCTTTACTGTAAGCAGTAACGGTTGCCCAAGTAGTGTAACTATATCTTTGTCTATAGTTGTCAAATCCAGCTAGACTATCACGCATCTTAATGTGCATGTATTCTGGAATAACATCATCCGGATCGTTTTCAGAAATCAATGTCCATTCGTTAAGAGGATTACTGTTGCTTTCGTATATACGATTTATTTGAACCACACTGTCTGTAGTAATGTATTTGTTTACGTTACCTAACAACAACAAATCCTTACCACTGGCAGCTGCCCAACTTACATCAAACGCAGTTGGATCTTCAATTAACACAGCCAGTTGTTTGGTGTTGTAAACACGTTGCCCAGCAAAAGATTCTTTGTTCTTAACCCAGAAGTAGTAGTATGTTTCTGTGCGTTTAGTACTGTTGTTGTAATAAGTTTCTTCGCACCAGCTGTAGAATGCTTCTCCATCGATCAATTCGTAATACACTTCGCCAGAAGCAGCTACACCGTCAACTATTGTTTTACTGTTGATTGCTTCTTGCCATTGTTCAGGCAGTACTGGACTGCGAGTCCATTCATAAACATCAATACTACTACCATCAAACAATCTTCCCCAGTTGTTTTGCTGATAGTCATCACTGCCTTGTTCGTAGTCTAGCCAAATACTGGTGTTGAGATTCCACCAACGCTTGCCAACTTGTGCAGCACCCCAGGCATGAGTAGTAGTTGATTCTCCGTCTATGGTGTTGTAATTGTAAGTTGCAACGTCAGCAGTAACAATGAAATCTATTTCATCTTTGATAATTCCTAGTACAACACCTTTAGCAGGATCCCATGTTTCCAATTGAGCAATAGTGCTTTTGCGTTTTGCATCATAAACTTTAATATTTTCTATCAATCTAGTTTTAGCTTGTCTAATGCCATTGCGTTTCAGAACCCATTGTCCTCCGGTGTGTCCTGTTGCATCATTCCAAGTACCTGACCAATAGTAAACTCCAGGAACTCCAGTACCGTCATTATCAACAAATGCGTATATTGGTGAGTGTGTCTGGTTTTGCCTAATTCCTGAAAAGTTGTAATAGTACATGCCAGTATCAGAATCTTGAAGAGTTGCTGCGTTGAGCAATGCACTGTAACTTGGGAATCTAACATTTCTCATAGGATAAATGTTTCCTGTACCGCCTTCTTGCTCAATAAATTCATCAATATAAATGTGAGATGAGTCTGTGTCTACAACTTTGTGAATACCGTCTATATTAGGAACAGTGGTACTTCCTCTGATAAACACATAATCTCCAACTTGAAGATTGTGTGCTTGTATATCACCGTCTTGTCTTGCAATAGTAATCTGCGCATTGTCAGTTGATGTAATACCTGCACATGCATTGGTAATGTGCATGCCAAAGTCCATGGTTTGGAAAACAGCATACCCTTGGTTAAAATTATTTTGTTCACTGTTGTCTGCTACCCAAATACTAAAGATGTTAGGATCATTATCCATTTTGATAAAGCTAGGATTGCCTTGTGCATCTACCAGTGCATCAAACACGTTTCTAATAGTTGTTTGTGTAGCACTGTATGTTTGAGCAGTTAAACCAACAGTACTATTAGCTGTTCCTGCACCAATTACCATTGTTGGCTGTGTGCTGGTCAACTGCAATTTGTTATTACTGTTGTTGGCTGTTACACCAGTAATACCAGCAGCGTTGATTTGTGTAATAATATCTGTAATAGTTAGTACCACAGCTACTTGACTGGTTGTTGTACCAGCAAGTGTGATACCTGTTGTTAAACCTATTGTACTGTTTGCAGTACCTGTTCCTACATACAATTGATCTAAATTACAGTTAATTTGTAATAGTGTTGTGTTTAAAGCATTGACTTGCGCAGTAATACCAGTAATACCAGCAGCGTTGATTTGATTAACAACTTCAACAATAGTCAAGTTTGGTGTAGTAATTGTGCTTTGTGGATTACTGTTGATAGTTTCAGTTGTTGCTCCAAAGCCAACATCACTGTTGTTTACCGCAGCACTGATTGTTAAACTAAACGGATTGCTAGGCGTTGTAGTTGTTTTAGTAATCTTTAGTCTATTAGCATCTGCACTAGCTGTGATGTTTGGTATACCAGCACTTGTAATTTTGTTAACGATATCAGTAAGGGTATACTGTTGGAATGTAGTGCCGCTTTGTGTTGCAACAATAGTGTTGATAGTAAACGGAATACCAGGATTGTTAACAAGCCAATTTTTAATATCTGTTATAAACGTTCCGTTAGCCAAGCTGCTTTGCGCACTTGAAATTTGTGCAGGTGTAATTGTTTGTGTTCCAGCAATAACTTGTGCAGCATCAAAATTAGTTCCCAATATGTTATTGATAATAGTAACATCATTTGTGATGACACCTTCTAACTGTGCAGCATAACTTGGACTTGTATTGTATTCAGTTAGCAGTACACTTATTTCTAATCCACTGTCACTGTTGCTAAAGTAGTTGTTTAAGAAAGATACCCATTGTGCGCTTGTTTGTACACCTAAGAATCCAAGTCTCAAACTTTCCCAGGCAGCAATTCTATTAACTGCTTCTGCACTTATGTTAGCAGTGTTTTGTATCCAACTAGCATTAAACGCATTTTCAAATGCTGCTTGGGCTGTGATATTTTGAGTAGTTCCCACAGTATCATTGAATACCACTGTAGTGCCATCAATTGTGAGTTCAGCACTGTTACTACCTTGTATGGTTGGATTAACCACAGTACCAATTTTATCAATGTCAGGATATGTAATAGTTGTGACAACATTATCAAATGTAACGGTTTGAGCTGAACTTTGACTTTCGCCTAGTATCAGTGTTGTTCCGTGTGCCACTACATTTGTACTAGCGATATCGTTTGTAGCAACCAAATTGATCACATTCAAGTTTGTTGATGTTGATGTTTTGGTTAAATTAACTGTAGTACCGTCAATAATAATTGTTTCACCTGAACTTGGCACTGTCGGTAGTGTAACTGTTCCTGTTACAACAATAGGATCATTAGGTCTAGTAAGTCCTGTTGTTCCATCAGGATCTAACATAGCCCATGCACGACCTTTGTGTAGAACTTTATCATTGTACTTGTAGGCTGTTCTATTGTCCCAATTAGTGATGTTTTGCCATTCTCCAGCAAAGTTATAATCTTCTTTAGCTGGCTCTGGGAAAACAAACAGATCCTGTCTGTTGATAACTCTATAATCAGTTTCGCTAGTTAGCGGTAGTCCTGCTGTAATAAAGTCATCTGCAAACTCTTTTTCTTCGTCAATATTGAGCAGTGTACTAGAATATGTTTTAGGATTTCTAGTATCAAACACATCTACTGTGCTGCCCGTTACTAGTAAATTACTGTTGCTGTCAATGTCTACAGTGATATCAGTTAAAACATCGTTTACTTCTTCTTCGTGGAATCTAACAAGTTGTGGACTTGTAATTAACAAATCTTTAGTCAACTCAAATTCAACTGTGTCTCTACTGCGAATATCACCGTAGTCTGCTGTTCTAACAGCCCATTGTTCGTAAAGTTCCGCTGTACTAGAAGCACCAAACAGTTGGTTATTTCTCATAAAGGCTTCTAGTGCAAAACGTGTGCCTCTGTATTTTTTAGTGCCTTTAACAAATTCAAAAGCAGTATCGTCGTCTAGTTTAAGATCAGTTGCCCAGTCTGGTTTATTGTACCCGCTGTTAAATCTTGCAACATTTACAATGCTTTGATTGCCCAATGCATTTGCAGATCCGTAATATTGATCCAGTTCTCTAGCTGTAGTGTCAAAGTTTTGTACAATTGTATTGTCTGTAATCAAGTATCCTGGAGAATATAATTTACCATTCCAATCTTTTGTTCTACTACCTTTCCACTTGATTCTTGTGTGTAGTTGTCCCAACTCTGGTTTGTAAATTACATCGTCAAAGTTTGTGCTGTTATCAAAAACAACAGCATGCTCGATTTCAACTTTGTACAATCTTAGTCCGTACAAGCTGTCTTCACTGTCAGTGATTTGTACACTGGTTTTAGGATTATCTGTGTTCATTAATTCTCTGTTGATAAGAACACGATTAGGAAGTATTTGTTTTCCGTTGGCTCCGACAATGTTATAAACTCCATCATAACGATTGTTCAGTGTATCGTAATAACCTCTGTCACCGTCTGCAATTTCAATTTTTTGTGTGTCTGGCATCAGTGTAATTTCTGTACCAGTGCCGTCGACAGCAGCCCAGTAAACAAATTGGCTAGCTACGCTTCTCCAATCAGTCTGCCATCCTTGAGTTTGAAGATAGTTACTGTAACCATGAATGAAATCATAAACATCTTGTTCGGTGTTTAGTGTACTTCTATAACTTAAAACTGTTTCTGTTGTTTCAAAAGTTTTATATCTGATCATAGGAATTTCTTCACTAACAGTTACACTTGGACCGCTCTTAATTGGCTTGTTGTACTTGAAATACTGATTGCTGTTGTCAAAGCCTTCAACAACAAAGCGTCCGCTATCTTTGGTAATTTTTACCCCACCAAAGAACACTTCTAAATTAGGTTTACTTGTGTAAAGAATACTGCTATAGTTTTCTTCTGGTATAACAGTGGAGCCTTTGTCTTGACTGCTCTCTAGTACAAATTTTTGATTATTAATATTGATAAAGCCGCCAGCTTTAATCATCGGATTGTAATCTAAATTTTCAAATCTTTCTTTCAGTTGATCAATGGTAGTATTATTGTACTGAGCAAACTCTACTATAGCGTTACTCAAACCAATAAAATACTTTTTAGCATCATTGCCTAATATTGCTTCAAGAACAGGAGTTCCAGTATTAGCTATTAAGCTAGGTTTATTATAGTATTCTTTACCCGGATTATTAACACTTACACCTGTAATTGTTCCGTTATTAATAAAAGCAGTTACTTCAGCTCCTGAGCCAAAGTTATCATACACAGTAATATTAGGAGCACTGGTGTATCCGCTGCCGCCATCTACTACTCTGACACTTTCTAAAATACTGTCTTCATATTTTGTAGAACTTAGTCTTGGCTGTGTGTGATCTCCTAAGAACTGTGTATTTGTATAAATCCACTGTGTGTCATCGTATCCTACTTCGCTCAGCAAAGCACGTTTATTGCTTGTGAAGAAAGTGTTTATAGTCCATAATGGTCTGGTTCTCATCAATGCAACAAACTGTGTAATTTTATATTCACTGCTTCTACGCCATTCTGCTTCTACAGGACCCCAATCTCCAAATTCAAAATCTTTTGCAGCAAAAGTAACATTTGGTGCAGGCACTAGATCCGCTGTAACTGGATCATTTAGTACACCAGTAGTTGTTACCAATATGTTGTTGCCGCCGTCATCAAAATCGTAAATCAGTCTAGTAATTGCCAAGTCTCTACTGTACTTGGGAACAGCATCTGCTGGATCGTTGTAGTGACCTTCTCTGAGTGCTTGAATAAGTGCTGTACGTTCAGCAGGCACTGTCCAGCTGTAGTTTGCATCCCACCAACCTGGCTTAGTGTTGTGTCCTAGCATCTCCCAAGGATGTGTGTGAGGCCTGTCTGTGTTAAAATAATAAGTGTAAAGACCTCTCCAGCCTCCAATTTGCGGGCCTACAGTTTTATAATTGTAAGTGAAATAGTCAGCAACATCAAAGTATGTTGAACTTTGGAAATCTAATTTGTTGTTGCGAACTTTCCATTTATTATATTCTGGTAACAGAGCTTGTGTCATGTCATCCCAACTGTTAGGCGACTTTCTACTTGCATTTGGCATAGCACTTTGATATGTCCAGATGTTGTTAAACTCGCTTAATAAGTTGTTGTAAATTCTAAGTTCTAAATCCCACAGGGCAGCATCCACAGCATCAAAACCTGCTGCGGCTCTATTGTATAGCTCTGTACCTCTG